CAAAATAGTCTGAGGTATTTCCAGTTGCTGTACACCATTCAGTTCCAGATCCAAGTTCACAAGAGGTTGGGTATAAATCTTTTCTTCCTTTAGGGATCATATAAACTGAGAATCCACTAAAGTCACCAATTTTAAGATCTTGGAATTTTTCTGTTTTGGAAATACCTTTTTTAGCTGATGGGTCTTGTTCTTCTTGAGATAATAAATCAACTGATTTCTCAATAAATGCTTTAATTTGTTGAGGGGTTTTGATTTGGTTGATATCTGATGTAGGGTATTCTTTTTTTCTACGTTTAAAGATATCTAAATATTGTTCATATTTGTATATGTCTTCTGGTTTAATAACGGCAGGAGCATTTTTAGAGCCTGCAACCCTAGTTGTTAACCAAGTAGCAAAAGCACTATCATTTTTAGATGCTTTTAATATTGCATCAAAATTTTCTTGAGAAATTCTTCCAGTATTAACAAAGTCAGTTTCTAATTGCTGAATAGAAACCTCATTAATCGCTTGAGATTTTGTCGTTAATTGGTTTTCAGCTAAAAATTTTCTTAAATCAAACATATTCTAAATTATATATTATACATATGTAGCAGAACACAAATGAGTTTTATGAAATGGACACCACTTACAATTGTTGTTTTCTCTTGGTTGGTGGTCTACGTCTTTAAAACCATTGCGATCAAATGCTTGTTCTATAAACGATTCAATAGATTTAGTGGCTTTGTTTAGCTTCACTTTACCCGACGCAGGTTTGAATTGTTGTACACGTTTGATAACGTAAGTATCACTTTCAAATACTTTACGTTTTACAATCATAAACTCAATCTCAATATTATCTATTGGAAAATTGTATAATTCAGAAAAGTATTTTTTGTAGGTAATAAGTTGAAGTTGTTTGTTTTCGTCAGATTTTTCTTTCTTACTCCAACCTTGTCTACTGGTTTTAATATCTATAATCTTAATTTTGTTAGTTGGCTCATGATATAAAACAACATCTAAATACCCTTGAAACATTACGTTTTGTAATTTGGGGTTTGGAGTTACTATAATAGGGATTTCACATCCAACTAAATGCCATCCTCGTTTACCAAAATATTTTGTTTTGTCCTTTGCAAACTCTCTTATAATTGCTACTCCATCCTCATAAAACTCTCTCAATTCATCTGGGGATACAAAGTGTTGGTTGTTGTTTGCTTTGTATTGGGCTTTGTATTCTTCACGAAGTTTTTCCTCTAGCATTTCAGATGTGTTTAAACGATCTGCTGCTGCCCCACTTTGCTCATACATTACAGTAAGGTAATGTTGGAGCGTTTCATGTAATGCAGTTCCAAAAACAGTATGAATAGAAGAGGTAAATTGCTTATGTCCTTCTCTATATTGTAGTGACCATTTTTTAGGGCACTCATTGAACATAGACATTTGAGAGTACGAAATAGACTTTTGTGTTGCGTAGTCTATTTGTGGTAGTTGTTTTTCTCTTACTTCTTTGAGTATAACAGGAGGTTTCTTTCTCATAACTTAAAGATAAAAAAAGAGCTTGGAAAATCCAAGCTCTCTTAATTTTTTGAAAATACCTTTGATAGCGGTGAAAAGTATTCTCTTGCTATAACTAGCAAACGGTCCTAAGCCGTCTTGTACTGGCTTAGTAATTGCTCGTTTTTAGCGATCATTTTAAGGTACTTTGCCAAATTGGTTTTGTTACGGCCTTTCTTGCCTTTTTTTCTTGCTTTAGCCATCTTATTTGATAATACCTGCTCTTACTTGCAGCATTTTACGTTCAGCGATTTCTTCTTCAGTTGTACCTACAATTGCATTGTAGTCGTCCATTGTTAGAACTTCTCCTTCTTCGCTTAAACCAATGATGTTTTCTGCTAAATCGTGTAGATCCATATCTGTTTGAGCATCTTCACGAGCATATTCCAATAAGCGGATGAATAGAGGAACGTCTACTGTAATTGTATCTTTTGGATTCATCTTAGTAGTTGTATGGTTCTTCAACTTCTTTACCTTCATCTAATTCATCTTCACTTTCATATCCAAATTCATCATTCAAATAATCTGTTAATGTTACTGAAGGGTTTTGTTCAGCATATGATATCATAGAAGAGATCAATTGTTCTTGATCCATATCCATCATTCGATCATATATCATATCATCGTTTTGAAGTGCTTCTTTTACTTCTTCTTTAGCTTCTTCCATTTCTTCTTTGATCTCATATTTTTGACCTAGGAAATGTTCAAAAGCATCTTCGTAATCTGCTTTAGCACGAGATGGGATTTGGGTAATTGCTCCAATTCCTACAATTCCACCTGCAACATAATGCTCGTTAAGTGAATCTTTGTCAGTGTTTTCAACTTCTTGGTTGATAGCAGCAGCATATTCACCTTCTGTGATTATACCTGAAAGCATTTGCATGCGTAAAGTTTCTTTATCCATTTTAAGTATTTTATTATAAATATTAGCCCTTTAATATTCGTTCAAGTTTTTCTAAATACAATATAGCATCCATATGTTCTTGCTTAGCATGTTCGATCCAATCTAAAACACTTAAATCGTTTCTATCTAAATCAGTGCCATATTTTTCTTTTCCAAAACGTGCTCTAGATACAAATTGATCAATTACTGAATCAACTATTGAGTCTGTTTTATGGATTGTTCTTGTTTTTAGTGGGTCGTTTGGGTCTGTCCCAAATGTTTCTCTGTTTGAGGTCATTTTTTTAATAACTTAGTTACTTCTTTTTCTTCGATCCCCATAGAGTACAAAACGTGTCGTACACCATGTTCGCGTAGAATATCAATGTATTCTTCAGCTTCGCCTAAACTGCATTCAAAATGTTTTGCTACGTACTCTACCAAAGTAGCAGGCTGTCTCTTTGTTCTTGATTTAACGTACTTCAAGAACGTTTTAGCTTTTGGGATCATCTCTCTATAAATTGTATATGTTTGTTGTTTGTTCTCGTATGGTAGAGTTTGAACAAAATTAGCTAATTCAACATAATTTATATTCATAGATACATATCGATGTATCATGTAAGAGTTCCATTTCTCCCACGATTCTTCCGAAATATTTTCAATGGGAGTTTTATAGAGGGTGATTTCATTCAACCACCCCCATATATCTTTTATTTGCTTCTTAGAGGTCAAGGGCAATGTCTTTATATTCCTCACGAATGTCTGGTGGAAGTGTATCTAAAATAATTTTTTTAGATTCCAAATCATAAAATACTGGGATTGGGATGAGTGAATCTTCTTCAGCTCCGATCAAAAATTTGGATACTTTACGTAGGATAACTGCTTGTCCAAACAATTGTCCGCCATCAAAACCGGTTACGGCTGTGGTGTTTTTAAAATCGATGTTTAATCTAGGTTGTTCTTGCATTTTATTGGTTTTTATTGTTTAATTTATCTTTTCTATAATCTATAAAGTCAGCTATAAATCCAGCTGCCACAATTATGTTCAATCCAAGTGACATTATAATTTCATGTATGTCAGCATAAATAGTTGTCATCAAGTGGATATGACCGATTGTCCAGAAAGGTATGGCCAAATTTTGAGATATCCACGAAAGAGTATATCTTAATAGGTATTTCATAGTACTTCTATAATTTTAGCAATTGCAGACATTACGTTAATTTCTTTATCAATTCGGAAATTTGCTTGATATAGGTGCTCGTTTAGGATAATTGCAATAGAGCCTTCCTTGCCTGGAGCATATTTGGGGGCATATTCGAATAGATTGCGATATAGTTCCTCAAAATCCTTAACATTTGAATCTGCTATAATCTGTCTAATAGTAATCCAATTTTTCTTACCTGCTAGTTCTTTTAATACATCTTTGATGTAGTTGTTTGAGGTCAAAACAGTATCATCAAGTACAACAGCATCATCTTTTACAGACATTTGTAAAACGTTTAGCATTTTACGCATATCGGGATAGTACTTAACAATTAGATTTTTAATATCTTCAGGTGTATAAGTTAAGGATAATTGATCAGCTAAAATCCAAGTTAAATGGTTATACACATCCATTTTTGTTGGTGGTACAATTTTAAGTACCTGGCAACGTGATTGGAGTGGATCAATAATTCGCTCAATAAAGTTACAGGTTAAAATAAAACGTGTTGAGCGAGAGAATGTTTCGATTACATTTCGTAAAGCGGCTTGTCCCTGGATTGTAATGAAATCTGCTTCATCTAGGATTACTACTTTGATACCTTTCCAAGATGCAGCACTAGCGAACCCTTTTACTTTCTCTCGAATAGTATCGATTCCGTTTTCATCAGATGCGTTTATATAAAGATAATCGCAGTCTAGATTTTTAACGATAATTTTTGCTAGGGTAGTTTTACCTGTACCTGCAGGTCCATAGAAGATGAAGTTTTGGATATCACCTTGGTCTAGGTACTTTTGGATTGTGTCTTTGACGTTTTCGTTACCAACATAGTATTTCAGTTCGGTAGGACGAAAACGTTCTACATATAACGTATTTTCTTTCATAACCGTATTATACAAAAAAAGCTTGCACTAGGCAAGCTTCTTTATTTTAAATTGAATCTTCATCGCTGAAGAAATACATACTCATTTCTCTTCGCATTGCATCTTCTAATTCCTCATCAGACATTGCTTCAACATCCTCAAGATATTGTTCAAATTCTCCCCAACCCTCATCATCATAAATAAAGGTTTCAGCATCAATATCTTCATCATCAAATTGAGATAAGTAATCAAGTGCTTTATCAAGATCAATTGTATAAAAATCTCCATCTTTATTACTTAATTCTTCATCTTTAACAACATATTTGTTATTAACTTGATTTTCATTTAATTGAGCTTTATATTGACCCTCAGTAATAATACCAGCCAACATTTGCATACGAAGTTGTTCTTCTCTTAAGAACCCACCACCACTTCTTCTAACTGTAGGTTGATTTGAAGCTCCAAATTGTCTATTTGGATTTGCATTTGCAGTTCCTTTAGCAGCATCTATTTGATCAACCATATCTTTCATTTCATTATATGGTGCGGTATCAAGCAATGTTTTTAAACTAGTTCGACTGTCTGTATTTCCTCTAAGATATGCTGTTTTAAAAGCATCTTTAAGTTTTTCAGGATCTGAATTAGGGTCTAATTGAGTAAAGTCACCTGCAGTTAAATTCATTTTACCGCCCAACATTGAGTCTATGGTTTTGAATTTTGGTGCTTGTGGTTCATTAGAAGTCTCTTTAGACTTTCTAAACATATCGAAAATAGCTTCTTTTAATTCTTTTTGATCCATTGTATTTTATTTTATAATTCCTGCTCTAACAAGCATTTGACGCATTTCAAAGTTTTGTTCTTCTTTTAATGTAGTTTTTTTAGCAAACAATTTTGCACGTTGATCTGGGTTTTGGAATCCGGTTACTACAAGTTTGTATTTTCTTTCGCCGTTTACATCAACTGATTCGATTTCATATTTTACAGTTGGTACTTCTCCAATTTCTTTTTGGAATAGTGTTCTTGCTTTTTCTGCTTGGTCTTTTGTGTCTGCAGTGTAAGATAAAGGTGGAACGGCTTCTACTTTAGGTTTTTCTACTGCTTTAGGTGCCTCAACATCTTGTTCAACGTCAACCAATTTGAAATCAACTCCTGCATTGTCCATAATTGTTTTCAATACTTTAGACAAATATGGTTTTGTTTTGTATGGGTTTTCTAGTGTATGAGGGAAAACAATTTTTCCATCTTTTACTACATAGTGAATATCTTGTTCCAATTTACCAGCATATTTTTTCAAATTGTCTGGTGTTTTCATTGGGTAGTAATTTTTCCCGTATGTACCAACTAAACTTTTTGGTAATGATTTGCCTGGGAGAGAAAATAGATAATCGTTTAAGCTACCATCGTTTCCTTCGGCTTGCCATCTTTCAAATCCATCTGCTGCTTCTTTTTCAGTAGCATCCCATGCTTCAGGTACTCTGTTTTTGATATCAATTATCTTGAATGCTTTTTCGTCATCTGAACGAGAATCCCAATCTTTCCAAGCAGCACCTGCTTTTTGTGCAGGAATTGAAGGACCGAATGCTTTTACAATAGCTTGTGGGTCTCGCATGTTTTGTGCGTAAATACCGTAGGTTTTAGGGTCGTTTAAAGCAGCTAATGCTTTATCGAGATCAGCGGGTTCAACAGCAAGGTCATAACGTACCTTTACTTGTTGCATACCATCTTCATCGCCTTCAATTTCGCGTAAGATATCTGTTAATTTCATAATTATAAATATGTAAAAAAGGAGACCCGTTATTGAGGGTCTCCATAAATGTTAAAGCGTTTAACGGGTTCAGGTTGAATTTCTTTTACCTCACTTCGTATAACATAAAGTTTACTGTCCAAAGGAGCCAAACGAAATTCTGCTTTTTCTTGGTTTGCTTCAAACCATGCTTCTAAAGCATCAGTAAGTGACTTGTAAATCACTTTACTTTTATCGTTTACGAGCACCCACTGATCTCCAGGGGGTACTCGTGTTGCGATAAGTTCGTTATATTCTACTTGTTCAGTTTTCATATTACATCATTCCCATCATTGATGGATCAAATCCATCTGATTTTTTATCTTCTGGTTTGTCTACTACTGTACATTCTGTTAATAGGATTGTACCTGCAATTGAAGATGCATTCAACAAAGCGTTTTTAGTTACTTTATGTGGATCGATTACACCTGCTTCTTTCATATCTACAATCGTTTCAGATTTGATATCTAAACCATACCATTGGAAGTTTTCTTTATCGCTAAGATCTCCAATTTTGTGTTTGAAATAGTAGATATCTTGATCAGCGTGTCCAGCGTTTGTTAAAATAGTTTCAAACGGTTTACCACATGCTTTGTAAACTAATGTTTTACCATATTTAAAATCATCTGATTCGTCTTTTTTATAGGTAATACCTTCACGAGCATGGAGTAATGCAGCACCTCCACCCGGTACAATACCGTCTTCAAGGGCACATTGTGTAGCATGTAAAGCATCATCAACGCGATCTTTTTTCTCTTTCATTTCAGTTTCAGTACTTCCACCTACGTGAACCAAAGCAACTCCACCTACAAATTTAGATAAACGTTCTTGTAATTTTTCTGCTTCAAATGGTGTAGCAGCGTTTTCAATTTGAGATGTAAGTGACTCTACTCGTGCTGTAATGTCTTCTTCATTGCCACTACCATCAATAATTGTAGTTTTTTCTTTGGTTACTGTAACTGTTTTAGCATGTCCTAACCATCCGAAATCGAAACGATCAAGTTTCATACCTTTTTCCTTGTCAAATACTTTACCACCAGTTAAGATAGCAATATCTTCAAGGATTAATTTACGACGCTCACCAAAGTCAGGTGCTTTAACAGCTGCTACTTTAAGTGTACCACGCATTTTGTTCACAATCAATGTAGCTAAAGCTTCACCATCAATATCTTCTGCGATAATCAATAATGATTTTCCTTTAGATGCTACACCTTCCAAAATATGTACTAATTCTTTTACATTTGTAAAACGGTGGTCTGCCAACAAAATAGAAACATCTTGCAATACAGCTGACATATTGTTGTTGTTGGTAACAAAGTAAGGTGATTTGTAGCCACGATCAAATTGAATACCTTCTACAACTTCAAGATATGTTTCGTCTGTTTTAGATTCTTCAATGTAAACTACACCTTCACGTCCTACTTTTTCCATAGCGCGTGAAATCAATTTACCAATTTCTGGGTCGTTGTTTGCTGAAATAGTAGCAATTTGTTCAAGTTGTTCTTCAGATGTGATTTTTTCTGAATTGTCTTTGAGTGTGGCTAATACTTCTTTTACACCAGCATCAATTCCACGTTTGATCTCAACTGCATTTGCACCTTCGTTCAATTTTGAAATACCACCTTTTACCAATTCACGTGCTAGCAAAGTTGAGGTAGTTGTACCATCACCTGCGTGGTCTGCAGTTTTAATAGCTGCTTGTTTAACCATTTGTGCTCCCAAATCTTCGATTGGGTCTTCTAGTGAAGCAATCTGTCTTGCAACGCTTACACCATCTTTAGTTGAAACAACCATTCCATTTTCAACATAAACTACATTTCGACCATTAGGGCCAAGTGTTGCTACAACAGCATCTGCTAATGTGTCAATACCTTTAACTAGTTTCTTACGGGCTTCAGGGCCAAATTCAATAATCTTACTCATTTTCTCCTTGTTTAATACGTGCTAAAATTTGATTTTCGTTTCCAATATAGTACTCTTCGTTGTCAAACTGCAACTTTGAGAATCCCATTGTAGGTAAGATAACTATGTCTCCTACTTTAATTTCTGTTGGTACAAAACCAACTCCTCCTACCTGGCGTCCAGGTCCAACTGCAACTACTGTTCCCTGTTCGTTTCTGTCTTTACCTGCATCTGGGATGAAGATAGAGCCGAATTGGGTTTCTTCTGCCTCAAGCGGTTTTACAATAACCGCATCAAATAATGCTTCTAATTGTTTCATATTTCTATTTTGTTTAACATTGATTCCATTCCTTCTTTAACTGTATTCCAGGTGTTGAGGTACTCTTGAATGGTTTCGTACTCACCTTGATTTTGATAAAACTTTTCTTTTGAAATGCGATTTAGGGCATTTGCAAAGTTACTGTAGTAACCTAATACTTTTTCAGTTTCTTTACCGGATGCTTTACCGCCTCCAAATCCTCTTGTAGCAACAGACTTTTCCATAACTGTAAAGTTTGTAGCATCCTTTACAATATAAAAAGGCTCCATTGCAGGATCTTTAATTGTACATAAGTTTGATTGTGTGTCATTTTCGTCCCGAGCCGGACGACCTCTGCGTTTGGTTTCTTCCATAACTAATTTTAAATTTATAACTGTAATATACGAAAACTTATTTGAACTTACACGTTCTATTATACATACTAGAAAGCACTTTCTTCTTTACGAACCATATAATATATACTTAATGTATCTTCTGAATTGAATTGGAGTTTCATTAAGCCCTGGTAGCTTAAGAAGATATGTCCACTTTCTAAATCCTTGTTTTCCTTCAAAATATTTCTAAACATATCTGAATTAAATGGTATTTCTGCTTTTTCTTGTTTGATTGTACCATACATTTGATATGTGATCTTGTTGTTATGACCTTGCTCATCTCCAAATGTAAACAAGCACATATTGTCTCCGTTTAAGTCAACTTCAACAGAAATAGTCATTGAACCAACACCTGCTAAAGCATTTTTTGCTTTAACTAAATTGTCAACATATTCTTTTTCTAAAGGCAAAACTGCATCCCATTTAGGTTCAGTTACAGAACCTACTTTTCCAATCAATAAAGGATCTGCAAGTGCATAGGTCAAGTTAAAGGAGGCATCTGCAAATTTCATTTTGGTATAAACCGATTTGCCTTTCTCTAGTTCAAACATTAAATCACCTTGAGTGATACCTAATAAGTTAAGTAGTTTTTTGGTATCAAAGATAGCTAATTCACTGTCTTCAATATCAATATTGTTATGAATGATTTTCCCTATTACCTCTTTGTTTACAGACATAAAGTCTATAGTGAGGGTTTTGTCTTTGATTTTCCACTTGACGGATTCGTTTTCGCCCAAGTAGTATTTGTTTATAACGCTTTGTAGAACTAATTTATTTACCATATGTTAAAGATAAGAAAAAGCCTGTCGGGAGACAAGCTTTTCTTTAAAATATTTTATGTTTTAATTATTTATCATAATTAGCTTTAAAAATAGCATCTATTAAATTATTTAAAGCTAAATTATAATCACCCATTAATTTTCTATCAATTTTTAAATCTTCAGCTTTTTTTATTAGATAATCTTGTTGTTTGTAAATAGCAGCTTGTTGTTTTTTAAGTTCTAAAAATTCAGGGGTAATCTGATCAGATTCAGTAATATGATTTGAAAGTTTACTAGATTTAGCTTTGTATTGATCTTCGGTAATTATACCAGCTATCATCTGCATTCTAAGTTGTTCTTGTGTCATTTTATTTAGTTTTATTTTATTTTGTTTATACATATTATGAAAAGTTAAAGAATTTGGCTTTAAACGGGTTTAAATTAAGCACCCATCCAATATCATTGTATACTCCTTCTAACTTATTTCGAATTACACTATCAAATAAACCATCACGATCAATATACTTGTTGATCAATTCTGTAATTTCAGGTGGATCATTGTAGCCATTGTAACCGATTACCTCAATTTGATATGGGTTTGGTTTCAAATAAGCAATATACATTTTGTCTCCAATTGTAAATTCAGGATATTTTACATTGAGTTTCTTGTAACGTAAAAAGTCATTGTAGATAATAGCTGATTTAGTGTTGATAGGGCATTTCAATTTTAACTTGGAAAACAATTCACCAGCCATAGGTCTACGTTCAATATATTCACCCATTTTTTTCAATCCAGTTGGTTTCAATAGCTTGATCCATTCTATGGTCTGCATCGAGTTTTTAAAGTCCATTACAAACTTGTCTATATCTTCTTTTGGTTTACTGAATAGAATGGATTTGATAAGTTCCTCTCCAAAGTTTCTAAAGTAAGGGGGAAAGTTAGATTTCATAATGTCCAATCCCTTCATCTCTAGTTCTTCAATAGGTACACCTTCTTTGTTTACAATGTACATTGCATAACGTCGTTTTCCAGACCAATACGCTTTTTCAGCGATTACCTCTTGCTTGAGCGTGAAGTGGTGTTTACCATGCATGTTGAACAGATCCTGCGTGATATTATTCAAATTCCCATTTGCTACATCTTGGAGTTCTTCTGTCAAAACCAACAATCGATTGATTTTTTCTTCACGATCGTTGTAGTTTAGATCAGGATTTCTATGTTTAAGCAAATCAGTCAACTCCATATAAAGTGAATCGGTATCGGATGCAATTACAAACTTTTTAGGGTCAATATCTAATTGATCTGAAATGTACTGGTCAACAAATAGGATTGATTCTTTAGTTAAACGTTGTCCACTGTTTGTAATACCTGCAGAGCATATCTTGAATCCATCTGTAAAGCGCCAAGAGTTGATTGCATATGTACCGTACAAGGCATTTTGCAAGATTTTAAATGCCATTTGATATAAGTCATATAGTTTGTAATTGGCCCAATCTTCCGCTTTACCTGCGGTTTTCTTAAGTGCTCGATAATGTTCTCGTTGATCAAACCAGTCCTCAAGTACCTCGCAAGCAATACTTTTCTTATCGTTTGTAAAAAACGCTCCACTAGCAGAAATAGTCCAATTATTATCTTCAATTAAGCGAATTAAAGCACCAACTGATATTGTAGCATCTTTAAGTTGATATGAGTATCGGTTTAGTTTTTGAATGTGTATTTTTTCTTCGGAATCAAGTTTCTTTAACTGCTCAAGTGAATTGTACTGCTCGTAATTGTTTTTTGTAACAATCCTACCTACCAATGTTTCAACACCTAAATTCAAAGATTTGATAATTGAAGGGTATAGTGAGGTAAAGTCAAGGTCACTTACATCTGAATATAGTCCTGGAATAGGGTCAAGTAAATATCCACCTGCGTAACTGTCTTTTTTCTTGATTGTTCTAGGGTTACGAGCAATATATTTTCCAGCCATTGTTTTGACTATAACTTGCTTGTCCTCAAAACTATATACTGTACCTTCAATTGTAGAGGTACCTCGTTGATGTACAACATGATCACCCAATTCCAATTCCCTAATTGATGGATTTGTAGTTGTTGGTTTGTTTGGTGCAATAATATTTTTACGTTTTAGATACGTTAAAATAGCACCCTCGTTTAATGCAGTATTGTAGTAAATTGATTCATATGGTGTATGGCATAGGTGGGAAATCAAGATAGTCAATTCAATAAACTTCTGTTTTTCCTCTAACGCTTCAATAATTTCAACATCTCGAATGTTGTAGTCGATGAATTTGTTTGGATCTTCTCTAAACAAGGTATCCAAATTACCATTGTATTCAATTTTTCCTAGCTTAGCATACTTGGTTCCAATATCACCTAGTTTATATGATGGTTCTTCCTTCATAATATACTTGCGAAGCAGCATCATATAGTCTAGACTGTTAACTAAACCAATACGAATTGGGGAATTGGGTTGTGTTGGTGTCTCTTCAATTTTACCTACTGGGGATAAGCGATAGACTTCATCTCCGAGTTTTTTCTTGATTCGATAATACAAATACGGAATATCAAAGAAATCACTGTTGTAACCTACAACAATTGTAGGATCCATTTGTTCCCATTTCAATAAAAACTTACGGAGTAAAGTATCTTCACTTGCACAAGAAACAACTTTCTTACCATCTTGATCGATGTCTTCAATTTTACCTGCTTTATCTAAAATAAAACATATTTTTTCTTTGGTGGAAGTATCAATCAAAGCAATTGCTGTAATCTCAGCGTTTGCCTCTTTAATGGTAGTTGGTGTAAGTGCACCTAAAATTTCAATCTCAATATCCAGGTAAACTGTATTGTGGTAGGAAGGCATTTCATCTGTCTTGTAGTACAAATCCCTCAACAATACAAGTTCACGGTCAATATCTTTTTCTAGAATAGTAGGATCTTTTCTATCGTATTTGCCTTGGAGAGGGGAACATCTATCACCGAATAGTGTTTCAAATTCCCCCTCATCATCAAGTTTATAGACAGTGGGCCAATAAGTAAATTTGTGTATTCCTTTTTTATCGTCCCTGAGATAGTAATGCCATTGATCTTCTCCGGGTAATCTATTGTAGAAAACCGATTGGTACATAACTTTTATTTGTTTTATTATTTAATAAATTGGGTGAGGTCGGGTCTGAAGTAATTAATGTTCTTCATAACTTTGCGATCGCGTGTTCTATAGACGATAAAATATTTACCAACCTGTTCATAGTGACACGGTTCCTCTTGCTCTGCGGAGCGAACTCTAACGGTTTCTTGTGCCTCTTCTTCACTAATGCAAGCTTTGCTAAGATTTGACGCTTGTACTTCTTGATACGCGGGCCATATTTTATTCTTAAGACCATGTAGCATAGCGCCGTTACCAAGCGAGACGTAGGTAATGTCACATAAAGCATCAAGCACTTCAACAATATCTCCTGTTTCACACGCATGCTTATATTCCTCGAGTTCTTCCAAAATGAAATTGTAGACAAACATCCATTCCTTCTCATCGGGAATGACCGGGGTATAATTATTTGGTTTCCCCATAATTGCATTAAACTCCTCAACTTCTGATACAAATGATACATAGTCTTTCAGTTGGATAATTTCTTGGGTTAACTGTCTCCATTTTTCAATTACATCATCTCCAAGTTCAATTTTGGACATTAGGGATAAATCCATAACTTGTCCCTGAAGTAATTGGATAAGTTCGTCTTGTTTTTGTTCTAGTGGGCTCATATCTGGTGTCCTCCGTTGTTAATTTTTAATGAATCAAAGAATTCTTTACGTGCTTCATTTTGATTGTCTAGAAACACACCTGATGCTTTTGTAGTAACCATTGAAGCACCTTGGTGTTTAACACCTCTACAAGATACACAGTTGTGAGTTGCTACTGTAGTAACGATAACACCTTTGTTTTTCTCACAAATTTTATCTACTGCTTGGTGAATAGCGGCTGTAAGCTGTTCTTGGATAGCACCTCTACGACCAAAATGTTCTACGATTCGGTTCAATTTAGATAAACCAATTACTCGACCTTCGTTTCCAACTACATAACCAATATGAACTACTCCTCCAATTGTTTGGTGGTGGTGTGAACACATTGAAGTTAATGGGATATTTCGTTCGATTACAATACCATCGTATCCGTCTGAAGGGAATGAAGTAATGTCTGACATTGCGTCATATCGACCTGCAAATAAATCAAATACATAAGCTTTTGCTACACGTCTTGGTGTATTATCGGAGTTTGGATCGTTTTTCCAATCAACACCTAGAGCATCTAGAAACTTGCCATAAGCAACTTCTGCTTCATCTACCATTGCCCATTTTTCTTTTTCGGTAAGTGGGAACCCAGGCGCAACTCCATTCGCGAAACCTGTTTTAACACACTCTAAATCAGTGTGGTTTTTTCTACGTTTGTTTTCTGACATATAACTAATTATTTTATATAAATGTATGGATAATCCTTAAGGTATCCAAGTTAAAATGAGGGGAGCGAATCAAAATCAATAATTTAGTCCAGGTTCAGAGAGGTTTAAATTTATTGAAATGCGCGAGGATTGATGTTTTGAGTTTTTGAGGTTTGATATGGGCGAACCCTTATCATTATCACTTATCCGCTATGTGGCTCATAGTTGAATTGTACGACATCAAAAATTAATTCGTCATCACTCCCTACTCAAATTAAATTTGTGTTGTTGCGTTATGAACGTCCAACTCAGCTTGAATTTCTTCAATTCTTGCCTCTAATGTTTTTACCATCTCATCAAGTTGGGCAATATTGATCTCTACTTCTTTTACGGATACTACTGAGCTGTATCGTGCTTCGGTTTTTCCTTCTTCCGTTGGTATTTTTCTTAATTCCTTGATACGGTTTTTTAACTCAGCCATACGGAAAATTTTATCGTATACTGGAGCGTTTGCTAGGTGGATTTTGGTTTTTAACTCTGTTAACTCTAAAGTTAACTCAACTGCTTTATCCAATGCTGCCTGCACCGAATAACGTCTAACATTCCCTTCTTCTTGGGAATTAAATTTTTGTGCAATTTGGTATTGCTTTTTTAGTTCAATAACTAATTTGTTTTTTTGCTTTAATGCTTGAGATACATTCATGACTTTTATTTTTATTGCAATATACTAAATTTATTTACATTATCCAAGTTAAAGTGCGTAAATATAATTTAAATTACGCTCTTTTTTATCGTTATCCATCCCATAACCTACTACCCACTCATCTTGAATCATGAAACCATAATAGTGGTAATATTCTGGTAGGGGGGAAACATCTCTGGTTAATAGAGTAATCATCTTAAGTGATTCAGGTATCTTC